CCATTGTTAAGTCCAAACGCCTCCACAAGCTCATGATGTGTAAATCACCACCAGTATTGTATTGCGTTATACATCTACTAACAGTTGCCGCTAAATTATTTCGCCAAGCGGCACGTCCATTGCACATTGCATTAGGATCATACAGGACTTCTTTCCGTGGGTTAAGATACCCAAGATGGGAAAAGCTCTCAACTCTAAATCCTGGGATCGGGAATAGGGTACTCTCTCCAAAAAGTAAGTCATTGATGACGTCCAGTATTTGTCCGGGCCTCATCCATGGTTTGCGATGTATGTCATAACCAGTTGCGGTCATGATAAGATTGGGATGAACAACACTCTTATAAGCTAGACCAAGAGCACGGGTAGTTCTCATATGGTGATAATTCACCAATAGATTGTTACCCTGTGCTGATATCCAAGCTTCAGAATGAGAACCTTCTGCTTTTCCTCCGAGCCAGATACGACTCTTGCCGACAATCTCTGCTACTGATCTAGTGGGCATATACCGATCAGTTCGCATGCCAGTCGAAGCCTGATAATAAGTTATCCGCTCATATCTGTGGGAACAAAATTCTACATCAGAGATGTTGTAAGTTATGGGGCTAGGCATGCCACGTGGTATGTTCTTCCTAGCAAAACCAATATCATCTAAAACATGGATGGTGCGTACAAACGGATCTATCATGGTACGTGGAAACAGTGATGAATAATCATCACCACTACACATACCATGAATCTTCCAAATGTTGTTGGGTTCCATGACTTCCTTGACCCAATCTTCGATGTTACTTTCCTGAATGCCAAGTGCATGTGACCAACGTAGTAATTCAATAACGATACGCGTCACAGTATTCATGGTGTAAGTGACCTTGGTGCCAGACATTCGTTGTCCACGTCCAGCCAACAACTCTGTCCTAACATAACCTACATTTGGCATTGGTACCAATATGTGGGGATATGCATACAATCTATACAGAGCTTTAGCTGCAGGTCCATATCCAAGTGTTTTGA